AAACGTGCATTCGGAGAATTGGGACATCCAGACGGGCCGACTGTCAATTTAGATCGTGCATCTCATATGATTACTTCCCTTGTTAAAGAAGGAAAGAATTTTGTTGGTCGAGCAAAGATACTCGATACACCAAATGGAAAAATCGTTAAGGTTTTGATTGATGAGGGTGCAAGATTAGGTGTTTCCTCAAGGGGAATGGGAACATTAAAAACGGATTCAAATAAATCTCAGATTGTACAAAAAGATTTTTATCTTGCTTCTGCTGCAGACATTGTTGCAGATCCATCTGCTCCTAATGCTTTCGTTGAAGGTATTATGGAGGGAAAAGAGTGGATTTGGGATAATGGTTTATTGCAGGAAAAAGATGTAGAACGGGCAAGGAATAACATCCTAAAAGCCTCTTCCAGAGCGCTCGAGGAAGTTAAAATAATAGAGTTTAAAAATTTATTATCAAAGTTGTAATATTATAAATATTACTACAGTAAACGAAATATACCATTAACTATTAGGAGTATCAAGTTCTATGGAAAATACAACTCAAGAAGAAATTCTGGAAGAAACTGAGCAAGAAGGACTTGTTGAAGCTCCAGAAGTAATTGAAGAAGTGGAAACAGTCGAAGAGGGAGAATTACCACCCGCTTTACAAAAAGCCATTGCCGCTAAGAAAGCAAAAGACGGTGATGATGACGATGATGACGATGATGATGACGAAGAAGAGGATGAAGACGAACAGGTAAAAAAAGAAGAAGTTAAAATTCCTCTTACTAAATCTGCAATGATTAAAGCTCTTTTCGATAAAGTTAGTGGAATGAAAAAAGAAGAAGTTTCTGCGAAGTGGAAAAATCTGATGGATGTTGCAGAAGCAGAAGACCTTGGCGGAGAAACACCCCAAGATGCAACACCAGTAGGTGACACAGGTAAAATAGGTAAAAAGAAAAAGAAAATTAAAATTTCCATGCCTGAAATTAATGTCAAAGAAGATATCGATGCATTAGTAGAAGGTGAAGAACTCTCAGAAGAGTTCAAATCCAAAGCTTCTACTATCTTTGAAGCGGCAGTACATCAAAAAGTAATGGAAATTGCAACCGAAAAGATTGGAGAACTTGAAAAAGAGTATCAAACCAATCTTCAAGAAGAGATTGTTTCATTCCGTGACGAATTGACAGAAAAAGTCGATGGTTATCTCAACTACGTAGTTGAAGAGTGGATGAAAGAGAACGAAATTGCACTTGACAGTTCACTGAAAAGTGAAATTACTGAAGAGTTCATAGGTGGACTTAAAAATCTCTTTACTGAACATTATATTGAAGTTCCAGACGAAAAAGTTGACATCGTTGAAAGCCTTTACGACAAGGTGGAAGAACTTGAAGAAAAATTAAATTCTCAAATTGATGATAACGTTCAAGTTACTAATGAACTCAACGGATATCGCAAAGACAAAATCTTGGAAGAAGTTTGTGAAGACCTTGCAGACACACAATCTGAAAAGATGAAATCTCTCGTAGAAGGTGTTTCTTACGAAGAGGATGCAGATAATTTTGAGAACAAAATTAAGACGATTAAGGAAAGTTATTTCCCAAATCAAATTAAACAAGATGAAAATGTTGAACAAGAAAGTGATGCATCAGTGGATGGGGAAGAAGTTTCTGAACCTAAGTTGAATAACATCATGGAAGCATATAGTAAAGCTATTGCTCGTAATTAATAATTAATTTTAATATTTTAACAATTAAGGAGTTTTAAAAATGCAACTCTCAGAAACAATTAATAAAAAGTGGGCGCCAGTTCTGGATCATCCAGATCTTCCTAAGATCAAAGATTCGTATCGTAGGGCGGTCACAGCTATGTGTCTTGAAAATGTTGAAGCTCAATATTCCCAAGATCAAAGTCATAGCCGTTCGGGTGGACTCTTAATGGAGGCAGCCCCTACTACTACTATGGGATTAACATCTACTAACCCATCTTTGGGTGGTGTAGCTGGTGGTTCTGTTCAAGTTAGTGCCGATTTTGCAGATCCAGTTTTGATCTCAATGGTTCGGCGTGCTATGCCTCAACTCGTAGCATACGATGTTTGTGGTGTACAACCAATGTCCGGCCCAACAGGTCTTATTTTCGCACTCAAGAGTCGTGTCAATTCCATGACAGGTGCAGAAATGCCCGGAGTCAATGCTGATACTGTTGCAAGTGAATCTGGTACGCCAGGACACGCAGCAGGTGATGTAGTCAAGACGCCTGGTCTTTTGATCACAGCCGCTGACGGAACTGGACAAACTGGTAACGAATACTCCGCATCAAGTGCTCTGGAAACAGACGGTGGTGAGGGTGATATTGCTGGTGAAATGTCCTTTTCGATTGAGAAGATTTCAATCGCCGCTGGTACACGTGCCCTGAAAGGTTCCTATTCAATGGAACTCGCACAGGATTTACGTGCTGTTCATGGTCTGGATGCAGAAGCAGAACTTGCTAACATTCTGTCTATGGAAATTCTTGCAGAAATCAACCGTGAGGTTGTTCGTAAGATTTATATCAATGCCGCAGTTGGTGCCCAAATTGGTACAACTACTGCCGGTCTTTTTGATCTTGATACTGATTCCAATGGACGTTGGATGGTTGAAAAGTTCAAAGGTCTGATGATGCAGATTGAAAAAGATGCAAATCAGATTGGTAAAGACACACGAAGAGGAAAAGGAAACATTCTGATGACTTCATCTGATGTTGCCTCTGCCCTTCAAATGGCAGGTATTTTGGATTATGCTCCTGCAATGAGCACAGATCTGAATACAGATACCGCATCTTCAACTTTTGCCGGAGTTCTTAATGGTCGGTATAAAGTATATGTTGATCCATATGCTGATGCGAATGCACAAGAATTTTATTGTGTAGGTTACAAAGGTGATTCACCGATGGATGCTGGAATTTTCTATTGCCCTTACGTTCCGTTGCAAATGGTTCGTGCGGTTGATAGTTCTAGTTTTCAACCACAGATTGCTTTCAAAACACGTTATGGTCTAGTATCGAATCCATTTGCTGAAAATGCGACTACTTCAACTGGTCGTATGACAGGTGTTCTTGGAACCAATCCTCACCTAAATGTATATTACAGAAAAGCTGCAATTAGCAACTTGATGTAATTCTTGACCCTACATACAGTAGGATTTCAAAAGGGAGTGGAGAAATCTACTCCCTTTTTTTGTTTGTAGTGATAATTTTCCAGTGAGGCCTCAATGTTGATAGTAATAGGAAATGGTCAATCAAAATCTATTTCAGATTTCAATCTTTTCAAAAAACATATTACGTATGGTTGTGATTTAATTTATCGTAAATTCGTACCAACCCATTTAATTTGTCAAGATATCGATGCACAATTGGAATTGATAACAAATGATTTAACGAAAAAATACAAATGTTATTTTAAGGGATTCGATTTAATTCCAAGTATGCATTATGACATGCTCAAACAGACAACCGATAAAAGATTAAAAATTGGAGAGAATCAACCAAAAACAGACAAGTTTATTCAATTCGCACATGAAGGAATTATGTATTTTATTTGGATTGATTCGTCTGATCTAACTGAAAATATTGATTGGTGGTCAGATAATAAATTTGATGAATGGGTTTCGGATACAGTCGCACTCCGTTTGGCCTGTCAACAAAATCCAAATGAAACAATTTATTGTGTGGGGTTTGATTATTTTCACAATCAAACCAGTGAAGGGATATATCTTGGATCTTCTATTATAGATTTTCAAAATGAAAATCAAGATTCTTGGATTGGTCAACATAAACATATCGAAGAAGAATTCTCAAATTCTAAATTTATTTTTGTTGGAAAAGACATGGATTATGGCGAGTTTGAAAATCTGTTGAATAAATAGTATAGAAGGACTAAAAAGGAAATTCATGGCCGCATCAAATCTAGTACCAGACAATTTAAATTATCTTTCAAATATCAGTTTTCGACTGACAATGCAGGATGCACCAAACTTGACTTGGTTTTGTCAGGCAGTAAATGTGCCTGGTGTATCAATTGAAGGTATAGATGTATTTACACCATATGTAACTATACCTTATGCCGGAAATAAAGTTTCGTTTGAAGAGTTGTCTGTCAGGTTTATTGTTGATGAACATATGAAAAATTGGACAGAAATTTATGATCGTATAATTGCATTGGGTTTGACAGAAGGAAGTGAAAAATATCGTTTACTTAAAGCAAAATCTGATGCAACTCAAAGGGGAGGAACAGTTTCAACAATTGTTCTTACTATTTTGACAAGTGCAATGAACCCTCAAATGGAATTTCATTTTTACGAAGCATTTCCAATTTCTATTTCAGCACTTGATTTTGATAGTGCAAATACTGATGTGGAATATTTTACTGCTACCGCAGGATTTCGTTACACAAATTATGAAATTAAGAATTTATTGAATAATTGAGATTAGAATGACAATTGAAGAAATTATGGAAATGTGGGGGGAGGACTCTCACATCGATGATAAAGATTTAGACAATGAATCTTTAAATATTCCAAATATACACCAAAAATATCTAAACATATATTCAAAAGAGAAACGGAAAATGAGTGATCTTGAAACTCATTGGAAAGTTCTTTTTCAACAACGATGGGAAGTTGTCATTTCTAAGAATGGAAAGGCTCCAGACCACAACATCAGAATATCCAAAACAGAATTGGAACGACATTATGTTGGAGCAGATGAGGTTTTACAGAAAGCCGAAAAGATTATGAATGAACAGAAAGGTAAAGTTGATTATCTTAAATCGGTTCTTTCAATGATTGAGAATAGAAGTTTTCATATTAATAATGCAATCAATTGGAGGAAATTTGTTGCAGGACTTGGATAAACATCATGCAAATCATAATGGAAAAGGAGAACGAAGTATATCTACGACTCTCTTGCGAGCCAGGAGTGAAGATGGAACTCAATCACTATTTTCGATTTCATCCAAAAGATTATCAATTCATGCCGATGTTCCGAAGAAAAAAGTGGGATGGATATGTTTACCTTTTCAATATGGACAGCGGTAGAATATATTATGGATTAAAAAATAGAATACAACGTTTTGCGAGTGATAGAGAATATAAACTTATTGACCAAACAAATGATTCAATTGAACACATATCCAATGAAGATTATCTAAAGTTTCTTATATCATTTCCCTGTGAATACAAATTAAGAGATTATCAAAACAACGCAATTCGTCATTCGATTGATAACCGAAGATGTGTACTTCTCTCACCTACTGCATCGGGCAAATCTCTTATCATTTACTATTTGATTCGTTATTACTTTCCTGAAAAATCGTTGGTTATCGTGCCGACACTTTCATTGGTAAGTCAGATGTATTCTGATTTTGAAACCTATGCGAAGGCAGACAATACGTTTGAAGTCGAAAATTTCGTCCACAAAATTTTTGGAGGACAGGAAAAAACAACAGATAAACCGATTATAATTTCAACATGGCAATCCTTGTATGATTTGAAAAAGGATTTCTTCACAGATTTTAAATTGGTAATTGGAGATGAAGCTCACCTTTACAAGGCCAAATCACTTACTAAAATAATGAAGAATTTGGAGAATGCACCTTATCGAATTGGAACAACTGGAACCCTTGATGATGTCGAAGTACATAAATTAATATTAGAGGGGTTATTTGGTACAACAAACAAGGTAACAAGCACTAAAGAACTTATCAAGAATAAGACATTATCATCAATTGCCATAAAGTGTCTTGTTCTTAAATATTCCAAAGAGGAATGTGCGGTAGTATCAAAACTGAACTATCAAGAAGAAATAAGTTTTTTGGTTGGTCATCCTGAAAGAAACAAATACATATGTAATCTAGTAAAGGGACTTTCAGGAAATTCATTGGTTCTATTTCAATTGATAGAAAAACATGGTAATATATTACATTCAATACTGGAAGAAATAATTGATTCTTCTAGAAAAATCTTTTTTGTTTATGGAGGAACAGATGCAGATACAAGAGAAAAAGTCAGAGAACTTATCGAGAAGGAAAAAGATGCTATTATATGTGCAAGTTATGGCGTATACAGTACCGGCATCAACATTCGGAATCTTCATAACATTATTTTCGCTTCTCCTTCTAAGAGTCGTATTAGAAATTTACAATCGATAGGTAGGGGCTTGAGAAGGTCGGAAACAAAAGATAGTGCAACTCTTTATGATATTTCTGATGATTTAAGTTATAATGGTAAAAAGAACTATACATTAAATCATTTTATGGAAAGAATTAAGATATATTCTTCAGAACATTTCCCATACTACATGTATAGTATCCCAATTAGTGATAGATAGAATCTTTATTTCCGAATCAACATACTCATTATAACAATTTTGGAGAGAAAAGTCAAGTTTTTTATTTTAATTATTTTTAACTTGACAAATTTAATAAAACTTGATATACTTATATAATGAACTTAAATAAGAAAGGAAGGTGAATATGCCAAGAAAGAAACAACATTATGTTGATAATGAAAAATTTTTGGAAGTAATGGGAGATTATCGTGAAAAATTTTTACAATCAAAAGACAACGATACTGAAAGGCCCATGTTACCAGAATATGCAGGAGAATGTTTTCTCAAAATAGCAGAAAGATTATCCCATAGACCAAACTTTATAAACTATGCATTTCGTGAAGAGATGGTAAGTGATGGAATAGAAAATTGTGTTATGTACGCAAGTAATTTCAATCCAGAAAAATCAACAAATCCATTTGCATATTTTACCCAAATAATATATTTTGCTTTTTTACGAAGAATCGAAAAAGAAAAAAAACAATTATATATTAAGTACAAAACGATGGAAGAATATAGTTCTTTAGAAGACAATGTGGATATGGGAGAAATGGGACAAAGTGACGCCCGGAAAATTGCTTCTGGTGCATCGCCTTTGTCAGCAGATAAACGTGTTTCTATTCAAGAATTTATATTCGCATTTGAAGAGAAGAAACGACAGAAGAAAAAGGTTAAGGTTGTACCAAAAAAGGATGATAAAGTAATATCCTTTTCCCCTCTGACATTTTACATAGACCAAGCCTACGCATGAAGATTGCCTTAATCACGGACACACATTTTGGGGCACGCAATGACAGCCTCATTTTTACAGAGTTCTTTCGTAAGTTTTATGAAAATGTATTTTTTCCTACCTTGAAAGAAAGAGGAATATCAGATGTTATTCATTTAGGAGATGTTGTTGATAGAAGGAAATTCATCAACTATAAAACTCTGAATTCCATGAAAGATATATTGTTTCATCCTCTCAAGGAAATGGGCGGAAATATCAAAATCATTGTTGGAAACCACGACATCTATTATAAGAATACTCTTGCAGTAAATTCGATGACAGAACTAACAAAGGGTATGTCCCACGTTACTGTCTATGATAAACCCACTGAAGTTTCTTTAACGGATGACCATAAGGTTTTATTTGTGCCGTGGATATGTGATGATAATGAAGAAGAAACAAAAGAACTTATTGAAAAGACACGAACTATGGTTGCGTTCGGCCATCTTCAGTTAGTAGGAATTGAACAGATTAAAGGTTCTTTCAGTATAGATGGATATTCATCATCAATGTTCAAAGCATTTCAACGAGTATTTTCTGGACACTTTCATCATCGTTCTACTACTGGAAATATTACATATCTAGGGAATCCTTATGAAATCACATGGAGCGATTATAATGATAAGAGAGGATTTCATATTTACGATACTGAAACGATGGAAACGGAGTTCATAGAAAATCCTTATTCGATGTTTTACAAAATTTATTATAATGATGAGAAAAATGATTATGGTGATTTATCAAAATATGAAAATTGTTATGTAAAAATTATAATTGAGAATAGAAACAATTCCTATCTATTTCAAGTGTTAATGGACAAATTGGTAGATGTTGGTGTCGGTCATATTTCGGTAATAGACAATCTCTTTGATATTGAAGACATGGGAGATGATATAGGGAATATGGAAGATGTTGAAGACACCATGAGTGTAATTAAAAGTTGTGTTGATGGGTTGCCAATTGAAAATAAAGAATCGTTGAATTTATTAATGCAAAATCTTTACAATGAAGCCTTGACAGTAGAGACAATATGAGTACTAGACAAGAACGAAGACGCCAAGAAAGAATATCAAAGAAACAATCAAAGAAGGGACATGAATTCAATCAATGGGCCGAGGGAAAAGGAAAAGACAAAGCATATGAAATGGAAGTATCATTGATACAGCCGTGGTCTGTTCCTATTTTCAAAACAATCTTGCCTCCCGAAATTCTTCAAACGATGATTGAAATTTCAGACCAAGTTATTGCAGACAAAGATGCCAAATCTCATGGGGGAAATCTTGCAGGACAAATTGATTCTGAATTATTGGTTGAACATGATATGTTGGAACAAGCAGGAGTGATGGGTTTCTTTTTGGGTGCAGTTCGTCAATTTATAATTCAATGTAAATGTCAAATGATGCCGAACTTGATAGATGAAGTTCAACGAGAGGAATGGTTGATTCAAATGTTGACAATGTGGATCGTATCTCAACAGCCGGGAGAATATAATCCTATGCATATTCATACTCAATGCCAGATTTCATCGGTAATGTACCTCAAAGTTCCAAAAATGTTGCCTTCTAAAAAAGAACACAGACCACTTGATGATGGATCTATTTTATTTGTTAGTAACTCTTCAAGAGATATTGATTTTAGTGTACCTAATATAGTAATTCCCCCACAAGTAGGAGATTTTTTTATATTTGGAGCACATCAACAACACGCAGTTTATCCTTATCGTTGCGAAGAAGGAGATCCAGAACGCAGGAGTATTTCATTTAATGCAATATTTCAGTCAAAGGCAGATTTCGATAGAGGGAAAAAATTAGAAACACCACAGGCAGTAGTAGCGCCTGGGGATTCACGGCCATCATAGAAAGGAAAAAATGAGTAATTATGATATGGATGAAATAGAACGACAAAGGGAAAGAGAGAAAAAAAGTAGAGGGATTATATCAGTTGAAATTGGTAAGGAAGAAGTTCCCCACACAGCAGTTGATATAGAAATAGGAGATGAAGATTTTATAAAAGTTGCACAAGAAGCACATAGAAGGGATATTACTTTTAATAAAATGGTTAATATTATATTAAAAGATGGTTTAAGATCCTCAGAACAAATATTTGAACATCCCCCCAAAGCACAACTCTTAAACGAAACTGAATGATTATATTTAAAAAGATCTCTTGGAGGAATTTTCTTTCAACAGGAGATAAACCTACAATTGTCTTTTTTGATAGGTCATCCACTACTTTAATTATTGGTGAAAATGGTTCGGGAAAGTCAACCATTTTAGATGCGTTGACATTTGGATTGTTTGGAAAACCATTTCGGAATATCAATAAGCCCCAGTTAGTCAATGCGATTAACGAAAAAGAATTGATGGTTGAAATTGATTTTTCTATTGGAAAGAAAGATTTCACAGTCCGAAGGGGAGTGAAACCGAATGTGTTTGAAATTTTTCAGAATGGTAAAATGTTTGATCAGACTGCCAATGTTCGGGATTATCAAGATTATTTGGAAAGAGTAATTCTCAAATTGAATTACAAATCATTCACCCAAATTGTTCTACTTGGAAATTCGTCATTCGAGCCATTCATGCAATTGAAACAATCGGATCGCCGAGCAATCGTAGAAGACCTTCTGGACATTCAGATTTTTTCTTCCATGAATATGATTCTTAAACAAAAGAATTCGGAATTGAAGGGAGAAGTTCAACAGAATGAAAATCAGAGGAAATTGAATGAATCCCAAACAAAAATGCAACAAGAATATATTGAACGATTGAAACAAGATAATGAATCAATTATTTTTGATAAAACCCAAGACATTAAAAGTTTTAGAAAACAAAAAGATTATGGTGTTGGCACTTTGAATGTACTTCAAGAACAAATTCTCGCCTTGGGTGATAAGATGTTGTTGGAAGATGGGGCTAAGAAAAAGACCTCTGAATTTGGAACACTTCAAAATAAAATTGATGTTAAACTTGATCAAGAACAGAAAGAACTCAAATTCTACCAAACCAATTCAACGTGTTCGCAATGTAAACAAGATATAGATGATGTGTTTAAAAAAGAACGAATCATCGACATATCGAAGGGAATTGATGAAAAGAAAGATGGACTTGATAAGATTGTGTCAGAACTTGACACTTTGGAACAACAATTAGAAGAGTTTCGATCTATCGGCCGGGAGATTGTGGAGAAGAATAAAAATCTTGCAGGGATAGAATCTAAAATTCAATCTATTGATTCTAACATAGAACGAACACAAAAGGAAATTGAAAAATTACAAGAGAAAAAAGAACTTGATAGTATAGAGGAAAATACTTTACAGTCGTTACAGGAAGATTTGAGGACTCTAGAGGGC